TTGATGGACCTGAAATTAATCTTCCGGATGAATTTTTGGAAATAGTAAGTCGAGCTAAAATTCTGATTAGTGCTGATTTTGTTCTTGACCAATTTGTATCTTTGATTTTTTCTGAAGGTAAGGTTGTCTGTAGGGGAGAAGGGGTAGATGGATGGTTCGAAGAAGAAAGAGAAATTGAATATTCTGGAAAAGATCTTGATATCAAAATTCACCCGGCAATGTTTAGCGAAGTTGTAAAATTTGATAAAAAAATTATTATTGGTAGTGATAGTATGTTGTTCGTAAGTGATTATTTTATGCATACAATTTGTTTGAGTTGTTGAAAGGAGGTGGTTGAATGAGATTTATGGCCAAATGGCCGACTAAACACTAAGTATTAATTAAGTATCGGGCCTGAGAGCAAAATTATTTAACAATTAGAAATAGCTTATCTTGTTGTTTTTCTCAGGCCCGATTTTAAAAAGGAGAATAAATGAATAATTTTTGTCACCTTCATCTTCATTCTTCAAGATCCGTTTTAGATGGATTAGGAAAAAATAAAGACACGATTGAAAAAGCTAAAAATTTAAAATTTAAATATATTGCAAACACGGATCATGGTTGTACCGACAATTTGATAAATTGGCAGAAGGAATGCATTAAACAAGGCATAAAACCGCTTCTCGGAGTGGAAGCATACATCACCCCAGATTCAAATCAAAAAGATCCAAAAGTAAAAAATGCACATATCATTTTTCTTATCAAAAACGAACAAGGATACATAACTCTAAATAAATTATTAACCAAAGCAGCACTTGAAGGATTTTACCGTAAACCAAGGGTGGATTTTAGTGATCTTCTTAACAACAACTTAGAAGGTTTGGTTGTCACAACAGCCTGTTTAAATTCTTGGGTTAATTTTCCTGGTGGAGAAGATGTTCTAAAAAAACTAAATGAAAAATACCCAGGTGATATTTATCTTGAAATTATGCCACATGATTTAAAAGAGCAATACACTTATAATGAAAAAATACTCAAATTACATAAAAAATACAATATCTCATTAATTGCAACAAATGACGTGCATTATTTGAATAAAGAAGATTGGGAAGCACAAGAAATTTTATTAGCAATTCAAAGTAAGAAAAAATGGTCAGATCCTAAAAGATTTAAATTTCAAACACAAGGATTTCACTTAACTACAAGAAGAGAAATGGTTTTTGCATTCCGAAAACATAATCATATCTTTACAAAAGAACAAATAGAAGAGTCATTAAATAATACGGTTGAAGTAGCGGAAAAATGTTGTGACTTTAGAATAAAAAAGCAAGAGATTTCTTTGCCGATGCCCTATGAATCTGAATTAAGTGATGAAGAAATCCTAAAAAATAAATGCGAAAAATGGCTGAATGATAATAACGCAAATGAAGAATACAGACAAAGATTTGAAAGAGAATTTGATCTAATAAAAAAGAAGAATTTTAGCAGGTATTTTTTAATTGTAGAAGATGTAATACAGTGGTCACATAAACAGGGTATTGAGGTCGGCCCCGGCAGAGGAAGTTCGGGAGGTAGTTTAATTTGCCTTGCTCTTGGAATAACTAAAATTGATCCAATTAAATACGGATTGTCTTTTTCTCGATTTTTATCACAAGATAGAAAAGATCTACCAGATATCGATGTTGACTGGGAAAAGCGTTTTAAATCAGATGTTTATGAATATTTAAGAAAAAAATATGGAACCAATAGCATTTGTGGCATATCGACCGTGATGAGAATGCAGTCAAATGCTGCATTTAGAGATGTATGCAGAGTTTTTGATAAAGATTTAGGAATTACGCAAGAAGAAATTAATGAATTCGCTAAATGTATTGATGGAGATATTCAAGAGGCAGTAAACGACAATAAAATATGTGCTAAATTTGAAAACAAATATCCAAAAGTAATTCATTTTGCAAAAAAGATGGAAGGACAATGCAGGGGAGTCGGCAGGCATGCGGCAGCAGTTGTGATATCTGACGAAGATTTAACACAGGGATCAAAATGCAACTTAGCAAAACGAAAAGGTGATATTGTTTGCAACTGGGATATGGAAAATTCTGAATATAGTGGATTAATGAAGTTGGATGTTTTAGGATTGTCTACATTAACTGTATTGGCAGAATGCAGAAAATTAATTAACGAAAACCATAATATAGATTTTGATTTTGATAAAGTTCCTTTTGATGATAAAGAAAGTTATCATCTTTTAAGCGAAGGCAAAACAACAGGCTTTTTTCAAATGAGCACAAGTGCTCTATCGAAACTATGCCAAAAAATAAAAATAGATAATTTTAATGATATTGTTGCTGCAATTGCACTTGTAAGGCCTGGACCCTGGAAAGCAGGGATGACAGATAAATATATTAATAGAAAGCATGGTGAAAAATGGCAAAAACTCCATCCTATTTATGAAGAAATAACAAAAGATACATGGGGTGTGCTGTGTTATCAAGAGCAGATTACTGAGGTTATCCATAGGATTGCTGGATTATCAAAAGTAGTTGCCGATAAAATTAGAAAAATTATTGCTAAGAAAAAAGATCCAGCCCTTCTTGAAAAATACCATAATGTTTTTATTGAAGGGTGTATTAAAGAAAAAACATTATCTAAAGAAGAATCTGTTAATTTTTGGGATGATTTGATGGCAGATGCATCATATTCTTTTAATAAAGCTCATTCTGTGGCATATGCGATTGTAGGTTATTGGACAGCATATCTAAAAGCAAATTATCCAGTTGAATTTTTATGTTCTTCTTTGTCTTTTGCTGAATGGGATGAAAAAAGCTATGATCCTTTCAAAAGAAAATCTACTTTAATTGAAGAATTAAAACAGCAAGACATTAAAATAATGCCACCAAAAATAGGATACAGCGACCCAATAAAATGGACTGTTAAAGATGGAGTTTGTTATGTTCCTTTTGTTGAGATAAATGGAATAGGGGAAAAAGATGCTCCCAAATGTTGTAAAAATAAAAAGAAATCAAAAGGAAAGATTAGAGGTTTTTTTAATAAGGAAGAAATGCCAGTTCAGAGAAAATTGACAAAAATAGATACAGTTCTCGAAGAATTATTAGCGCATGATAAAAATAAAATGCCTTCGGGGAAAATTATTAAACAGTATTTGGGGTTTTTGATATGAAATATGAAAAACAAATAAGTGAGCTTTTTGAGATGCTTTATGAAGATTGGATGAATGTTGAAGATAAAGAAACATTTAAAAATGAACTTTTAAATACTATGGGTGAAACAATATCTGAAATCAATGATAAAATTGAAATAGGTGTTAAAAATGGCATGTCTGCCGATATGCAGGTTAGTATTTTAAGGATAATGCTTACAAAGGAGAAATAAATGACAAAAAAACAGAAAACAGAAAAAACAGAGCTACATTTGCAAATGCGCCCAAGAAATTTTGACGAAGTCATAGGAAATAAATCTATGATTTCTGTAATTAAAAGCAAACTGCAAAAAGACAAAGACGGAAATCATAATTTTCCTCATGCCGTAATGCTACATGGCCCGAAGGGTAGCGGGAAAACGACGATTGGACGCATTATTTCTAAAGAATTGGGATGCGATCCTGATATTCATAAATGGGATTTTCATGAGCTTGATAGTGTTAAAGATGGCGGTATTGAAACCGCAAGAAAGATAGATAAAGGCATTCACTATCCACCCAATGAAGCAAAATGCAAGGTTTATCTTCTTGATGAGATACAAGATAGCAGTAAAAAGTTTATGGCGGGGCTATTAAAAACTTTTGAAGATGGTCCAGACCATACATATTTTATTCTCTGTACAACTGATCCTCAGAAAGTTCTTGGGACCTTAAAAAGCCGTTGCGCTAAATATAAGGTCAGAGGATTAAAAGAAAAAGAACTAAAACAATTAATTGATTGGACACTCGGTGAATTAGGAGAATCAGTAAGTGGCGACGTTATTGATGCAATTGCTGAAAATGCAGAAGGATGTCCACGAGAATGTCTTGTCTTACTTGACAGTATTATTGATCTGCCACCCGAAAAACGCCTAAACAGCATTGTTCCTGTTGAATCTGATGCTGAGGTAAGGGAATTATGTCAAGCGCTCCTAAAAGGAGCAAACTGGAAAGCCCTCAGCAGTATTTTAAAAGGATTAAAAGGTAAGGATGCAGAGCAAATGAGATATGCTGTAAGCGGATATATGTCCAGTGTTGCTTTGAACAATTATAATCAGAAAAGTGTTGATAGAGCCGCATTGATTTTTGATTGTTTTAAAGACAGCGTTATGTACACAAAATTCCCTGGTTTTGTGTTTGCTACTTTTAATTGCACCCTTTAAAATAACGAAAAATAAAGAAAATAAAATAAATCTGAAATGTTTGTGCAGTTTTGCCTATAATATAAGTAGAGAATGGAATGAAATTAACAATTGCATAACCCGGATTTGTAATGTTATACAGGTCTGGACAACACCTTATTAACCCCTTATAGGAGGAACTAAAATGTTTTCAATGACAGAAAAAAGAAGTCTCGCAGAAAAGATTCAGCAAGTAATTAAAGAAACCAACCACCCAGAATTGCCAGAAGGTGAGGTTGAATTTCACATTCATATCAAGGGTGCTGAATCTTGGTCCTGGGCAGATATTAAAAATAATGGTTCTGTCACTAATCCTGGTGTGAACCCATTCAACGAAATGCAAGCGCAAAAACGGGGTTAATAAGCCCATGCACCGGAGGGTGCTACGCTTCCCGGTGATTTGCAGCATTGGAGAGGACTTATGAAAAAAATCAACCATATTAAAAGAAAGAGAGATAGGTGGAAGGCCACTTTAAAACGAGCCAGGGACAGCGGTGATAAATTTAAAGCACAGTTTTATTGTGCTAAAATAATAGGCATCGAAGTGGCCCTTACTATCCTATTAAGAGAAAAATAATAAAAAGATGCACTTGATTAGCAAGTGATCAAGTGCATTATAAGGAGACTAAATGTCAGAAAACAAATTTTTATCCGATCTTAATATAGATTTAGACAACCTGCATGAAGAATTTAAAAATCATGCTCACTTAAGATGGCAATACGCACAAAAACTAACAACCCTTGAACATAAATTAAGAAAAACAGAAGAAAAAGTAAAGGTTGAAAGAAGTCTATTAAGAATTGAGGCATTTAGAGATCCAGAAGAAACATGTAGTAAGAAGAAAATTACAGATAAAGACGTCGAGGCTTATTACAGAATAAGTGAAAGGCATCAATCAGCTAAATCAAAAATGTTTGAAGTAAAAAAAGAGCTGTCTATGGTGTGGAACGCTGTAAAAGCTATGGATGATCGTAAATCGGCCATTGAAGGAGAAATCAAGTTATACTTAAACAATTATTTTTCAACCCCAAGAACAGAAAGATCAATTGAAGGAGCAAAAGATTTTAGAGAAGAAATGAAAGAAAGACAAAATGAAAAGATGGAAGAAATTCAAGACAAACAAAGAGAATCATTAAAAACACGAAGAAGGAGAAGGTCTTAGTGGCGAAAGCAACTTTCGAAGTACGTCGACGCACTGCCAAATCAGATGCAAAAATAATTCCAACCATTATAGGAGAAAAACATGACAAAAATACGCCCCGAAAAAACTAGAAATCTTCATGTGAAATTAACACAGGCCGATAAGCATTTTGTAGAAAAGGCATCAGCAGCCATAGATTTATCACAAACACAATATATCAGGCGTTTGATAAGGAAGGCACAACAACAAGAGATAAATTAAGAAAAATTGGTCAAAAGCTTTCTGACAAACAAGTTACAAAGATAAGAGAATTATTAAAAAAGGGTGTGTTCCAATATAAAATTGCTAAGATTTTTGGAGTTTCACCAACTACAATATCAAGCATTAATACTGGGAAAACATACAATTATAAATCAGGAGAAAAACATGGCAAAAACAGCCGCAGAATTACGTAGGGAAAAACTCAGAGCGAGACAAACACAGGCAGTTCAGAACAGAGATAAATCAGGACTTGGGAAAAAATCCGCACTTGATTGGGGAAAGCTTAAAGTAAAAATGCCCCATAATTTTGAACCAAAAACAGGAAGAGATAAAAACTTGATTGATATTCTCCCATTCGAGATCACTCAAGATTGGTATTCTAAGCTCAGGACTGTGTCTGGAAACACAACCAATATTGACGTAGGAGAATGGGATTATAAGCTTGAAATTCCTCTTCATAAAGGAATCGGAGAAAACAACGATACTTTTCTTTGTCTTAGAGAAGCTTTTGGTGGAAAATGCAGAGTCTGTGAGGATATGTTTGAGGAGTATGCAAAGGAAGAACCAGACGATAAAAAAACAAGTGCTTTAAGACCAAAGTGGAGAGATTTTTTTAATGTCTATGACTATGATGATGAAGAAGCCGGATACCATGTTTGGAATGATGTTTCTTATCATCTTTTTGAAAAGAATGTGTTAGAGGAGGCAGAAGAAGGTGAGGAAATAATACTTTATACAGATACAGAAGAAGGGAAAAGTATCGAATTTAAAGGAAAATTAAAAAAATTAGGTAAAATTGAGTTTATAGAAGCTCAAGGAATTGATTTTATTGACCGAGATCCTTACGAAGACAGTATTGTAGATCAGACAATTTCTTTTGACGCACTTCTCCACATTCCAACTTATGAAGAGGTTGCAAGGGCACATGATCCAGACAGTTTTGAAGATTCAAAAAATGAAGATTCAGAACCAGAAAAACCTAAAAACAGAAATACAGGCAATAGCAGAAAAAGGCAGGTAAAAAAAGAAGAACCGGCTCCAGAACCAAAAACAGATCCTGATAACCCTTGTCCTTTTGATAGAACTTTTGGAGATGACTGCGATCCGAATGCAGATGATTGCAATAATTGTCCAGACGAATCTTTCGAAGAATGTATGCAAAAAAAAGAGCAGATTGATCTTGACGAAGAATTGAAAAATAAAACTGATTCTGAGAATAAAGATCTTAATGAAATGCAGATTGATGAAGAAAAAGAAAAAGAATCTGATAATGGTCCTACTCGCAGACGGACCAGATCAACAAAAGAAGAGCCTAAAGAAGAAGAACCAAGTGCAAGGCCAACACGTAGAAGAACAAGAAGATAATATATAATTTGGATAGGCAGCCGTTATTTATAGCTGCCTATCTATAGGTTACTCAAAAGGGAAAACATGAACGAAAAAAATGCAACAAATATTGAATGGATTGACACAACGGAAGCTCTTGAAATCTTTAGATCACATGTGCTTGCAAAAAGAAGATACACTCCGAATCGGCCCACTTTATTGGCATGGTTAAAAAAATATGATCTCGGGTATAAGTTCGCCGGCAGGTGGGAAGTTGATAAGCAAAAGTTTGTTGATTTCTTGGATTCGGGAATTAAAGGGGGTAAAGGGGTTAAATAATGACAGAAAATAAACAAGATAAACCAAGGAGAACACGAAAAAAGAAAGAAAAAAGCATTTCTGAGCAAGTGGAAGAAAGTGCAAATACTCCTGTTGAAAAAAGAGATCCTCTTGACACAAGTTTGCTCGTTCCTTCCGGTAGCACTCTTTTAAATTGCGCTTGTTCTGATAACCCATTTGGAGCGTTTGTTTTAGGTAGAATTATTACATTGCCTGGCGCAAGTGCTGGCGGAAAAACGATGCAGGCACTAACAATGATGGCTTGTTGTGCTAATGACAAAAGATTTGATGACTATGATTTGATCTACGACGATGGAGAGGAAGCTCTCGACATGGATATTCCGTATTTGTTTGGAAATAAATTAGATCAAAGATTAATTGCTCCTGCTTATGATTCAGAAGAATATCCACTTTATTCTAACACTATTCAGGACTTTAAAGCACACATTTTAAATAGATGTAAAAAAGACACTCCATTTATTTATGTGTTAGATTCTTTAGATAGTTTAACAACAGATGAAGAAATTGAAAAAGAATACAAAGCAGCAAGAGCCAAAGCAAAAGATCCAGAATCAAAAAAAGAATTAGCAGGGAGTTATAAAACAGAAAAAGCTAAAGCAATTGGTGAAGCTCTCAGGATGATTAATGGCAGACTCAAAAAGACTAAATCTGTTTTATTTATTGTTCAGCAACTAAGGGCTAAAATTGGCGTTACTTATGGCAAAAAAACAGGAACAAGCGGAGGCAATGCACCATTTTTCTACAGTCATCACCAATTATGGTTCAACAAAATAAAAGCCATCCCTAAATCTGTAAAAGGCATTACAAGAAAAATCGGCAATTCTACAAAAATTGAAGTTGTCAAAAATAAATTAACTGGAAAATTAAGAGATATTGAAATAGATATTTATACAGACCTTGGAATGGATGATATTTCAAGTTGTATTGACTTCCTTGTTGTATCTGGCCATTGGAAAAAGAAAAAATCGACAATTATTGCTCATGACTTAGATATTGAATCGTCAAAAAGCAAATTAATTGAACAGATTGAAAATAAAGATTTGTATCATGATTTACAAGTTATTGTAGGAAAAGTTTGGAACGAAATTGAAGAAGAGATGAGGCTAAAAAGAAAAAGGAGATTCGAATAATGGAATATAAGGTTGATTCTTTAGAATGGTACAAAGAACACGTAAATAATAAACTGTGCCCCAGGGGTTTAAATTTTGGTAGGTCTGGTGGCGATCCTTGGTGCTATCACCCTACATGCCCAATTGAAAAAGAATGCTGGGAAGAGAATCAAAGATTATTCAAGAAAGAGAAAAAATGAATTCTCAAAACTGCCTTTATTGCAAATATATTAAACACAAAAAAAACAAAAAACTAATTATGGTAAGCGTTCTAAAGCTGAGTTATTGCTGTTAAAGACAAATGTAAATATTTTAAACGAATGGATAGATAGATATGAAGATTAATTTAGATACGCTTAAAAATCATAAAAATAGAATTGATTTCTTGAGTAACTGGCATAAGTGGTATGCATGGAGACCTATATTTGTAGAAAAATATGCAATAAAACAATTAGTTTGGCTTGAATATGTAGAAAGGAAATTAAATGGATATAAATACAGGTTGCCTCAAGATGGCTAAGCTAATCCAACTTAAACAAAAAGATCTTTTACCACTCAGAAAAAAACAATGGGAAAAGCAAGATAAAAAATGCCCTATTCTTGATAAAGAAATTCCTTTTGAAAAAAGTGTTTTAGATCATTGTCACATCTCAAAAAAAGAAATCAAAGAAGGCAAAGTTGGAGAAGATGGAAAAGGACTGTTAAGGGGTGTTTTAGACCCTGCCGCAAATGCCTGGGAAGGAAAGGTTTTAAGAAGTTTTATCAGAGTTGGACTACACAAAAAGAATATAGATATTTCAGATGCATTGGAAAATTTAGCAAAGTATTTAAGGAAACCATTAATTGAACAAAAGTATATTCATCCTACGGAAGTTTTGCCTCCTGAATATTTAAAAAAGCGTGACTTCAATAGAGTTAAAAAATATTACTTTCAAATTTATCCAAGGCGTAAAAAGTTGCCTGTATGGAAACTAAAAACAAAACTGAATGGTAAGTGGGTAGAAATGATTAAGCGGGCAAATGAAATTTATGAACAGGAGAAAAAATGAATATATATATTGTAGAAGGTCATACGGGGCAATGGTCAGATGCTTATCAATTTAATGTACAAGCTTTTTATAAAAAAGAAGATGCTGAGAAGCTTGTAAATCATTTTGAAAAGTTTATTCCTCCTTTTCATTGCAGCATAGAGATTGAAAGAGCTTGTAAATACGAATTAGCTCAAATGGGACTAATGTATAGTTGGAAAGAAGATGATCATGAAGATGTGCCTTATTTTACAATTTCTTATGTATATTTAGAGGAGAAATAATGGATGGAATACAGTCTATAAGAATACAGAACTATCGATCTCATAAAGACACTTTTATTGAGTTTGACAAAGGCGTTAACTTGATTACCGGGTCAAATGATTGCGGCAAATCTAATATTTTAAAAGCTATAAATACAGTAGTAACAAATCGCCCATCCGGAGAAGGTTATTTTTCCCATTGGGGCGACAATATGTCCATTAGAATAGATTTAAACGATAAAGCAGTAGTAAGGTATAAGTCAGTCACAAAAGACCGCAAAGCAGAGAAATATAAAGCGGGAAATAAGAATTTTTATGTTCTTATAAACAAAACAAAACCAAAAGAAGAAATCAAAAAAGATTATAAAGAAGCAATCAAAACAGGAAAAGATTCAGGATGTGTTGAGGTTTTTAAGTCTTTCGGCCAGGGAGTTCCTGAAAAAATCAAATCTGTATTGAATATGAATTCTATTAATCTTAGTTCTCAATTCGCAAAGCCGTTTTTACTTGACGATTCTCCAACTGATGTTGCTAAATTCTATAATAAAATTGTTAATCTTGATGTAATTGATTCGACTATTTCTAATATTTCAAAAACCCTTAAATCAGAAAAAAGAGATTTAAAAACAGAAAAACTAAAAAACGATGAAAAACAAGAAGATCTAAAATCTTTTAACTGGATTGAAGATACAGAGAAATTAATTCAAAGTTGTGAAAAAATTCAAAAAGCAATTAAAAAAACCAAAGATAACTGGTCTTCTCTTTTTCAGAAGAATAAAGAAATTAAAGAAATTAATGAAGAAAATGAAAAAATCAATAAAATTACCCGTCATAAAAAAGCAACCAATGATCTAATAGATTTAAATTTATTTATTAAGAAAAAAGGAAATTTATTTGATGAGTTAGAAGAACTTGAAAATAAATTAAATTTTTATCGAGATCAAAAACGAAAAGCTGATTCCGTTATTGTATTTGAACCAAATGTTGATTTATTAATCAATTTAAATGAATCAATTCAGGGTTTAAGGAATGACCATAAAGAATTATTAACATTGTCCGGTCAATTAGAATGGGCAGCAATTCAAAGTAAAAAAATAAACAAGACTGCCAAACATGAAGAGAAGGTAAATAATTTAATTGAATTGAATGCTGAAGTTCATAAAAATAGAGAATCTTATGAATCCCTTGAACTTTTATCTAAAGGCTTTAATCATATTGGTGTTCAGGAGTGCAAATATGCTGATTTGACAAGGTTTAGCGACATGGTTAATGCCTTATCATCCCTTAATAATGAAATCGACTCTAAAGACAATAAATATAATGAATTGTTCGATTTGGCGGAGGGCTTGGATAAACATGATAAAGCTATTGTATCTTGGAAAGAAAAACAGGATGATCTTGAAAAAAAACTAAAAGAATTAATGCCGGATGAATGCCCTTTGTGTGGAAAATAAAAATAATTTTGAAATATTTATACAGTTTTGCCTATAATATAGATAGATAATAAAGATACTATGTAATAAAAACACCAGGAGATGATATGAAAACAATGGAATATGCAGAGAATATAGTTTGGGCATTGCTGTTTTTTTCGATTCTTTGGTTTATGAGTGGCTGGGCTAAAGCTTGGGCAATTGTCCCTTTATTTTTCATTAAATGTGACCAAACAAGATTATAAATTATAAGGCGATTAAATGAAAAAAGCATCCGCAATATTAACAGCAGATATTCACCTTAGATCAGACAGCTCTGTTTGTAGAAATAAAGATGAATTTTTGCAATCTCAAGAAAAAAAGATTGATTTTATAGTTAATTTAGCCAAAAAGCATAATTGTCCTATTCTTTCTGCTGGTGATCTTGGCCATAAACCACAGTGGAAAAACTGGCTCTTAGAATGGACAATCAATAAATTTAAAGATGTTAATGTTATTATCTGTGCAGGCCAGCATGATCTCCCTAATCATAAATTAGATTTATGGGACAAAGCAGGGATTGGAGTTTTGCATGCTGCCGGAGCAATTAACTTTATTCAAGAACCAACATGGATGGATGATGTTTTAATTCATCCTTTTTCTTATGGGCAAGAAGTCACAAAAGCTGAATCTGGAAATCAGATCAATATTGCAATGACTCATCAAATGATAATTCAGAAAAAAGATTTATTTCCAGGGCAAGAAGGGTATAGGGGGAATCAAGTATTAATTGATAACCCTGGATATGATTTAATTGTTAGTGGGGATAATCATTCTTCTTTTATATCTAAAAATAAAAATCAAATGTTAGTGAACCCCGGGAGTATAATGAGAACAACAGTTGCACAGATTGATTATAAGCCCGGCGTTTTCCTTTGGTATTCAGATACTAATGAAATAAAAAAAGTTCTTTTACCGATTAATGAAGATACTATTTTGACTGACCATGTTATAGAAAAAGATTTAAGAAGTGATAGGTATGATTCTTTTGTCCAAAAATTACGTGAAGATACGGAATTAGAGCTATCGTTTGAAAACAATATGGAAAACTATTTGAAGAAATATCGAACTGAAATTTCTGTGAAAAATAAAATTTTTGCAGCAATAGATAAGGAGAATTAAATGGATATTTATCAATTTATGAGCGATAGCCCATATTTAACTTTCTTTGTTGGCTTGCCTTTGGCCTTTATTGTTGGATTGGTTGTTGAAGGAATGTTTCAAATAGTATTTTGTCTTTTGCCAAATAGAATATTAAGGCACTGGAATATTAGAAAACATGGATATCCACCAGCCCATTGCGATGCTGACGGTGATTTTAAAACAGAAAATAAGGAGAATTAAATGGGAAAATGTCAATGTGGAAGCTATGCTATAAATATAGATCCGGCCCGCAAGGTCTGTGATGTGTGTTTTTACAAGCTAAAATTGATAGACTTATTAGCAATTATTCATAGGGATGGTGGTCATTTTGTGGAAAAAGAAGGAATTGAAAAAGCATTTAAAAAAGCATGTAAAACCCATCTAAATTTAAGATCAAAAAAGGAGAAATAAATGAAAGCCAAAACTGAAAAATTAATGAAAATCAAGAACCAAATTGAAGATGCCAAAGTAAAGTCTTCTGAAATTAAAGGTAAAAAATCAGCTTTGGAGTCTCAAATTAAGCAAACATTTAATATTGATGTGTCTGAAATTGATTCCGAGCTTGACAGGATGGCAGAAGAATTAGACGAGAAAGAGGCAAAATTTCAAGAGGGTATGGAAAAATTAGAGAAAGAATTTCCGGGAGAATAAAATAATGAAATGGAAAATAATACTTCCACTTGCTTTAGCTTTGTTTTTTGCTTGTTTAATTATGCTGCTTGCATTAGATAGCTCAGCTCCAATTAGTGTTTATAAATATTTTATATCTTTTTTGATACTTGTACCTATTGTATTATGGGGTTATTTTTTAGGGAAAGGTATTGATTCGGATTTTAACTTATGAAATCCATCCAAAACTACAGAATAGACATCGAAAGGCAAAAAGGCAAACGGGAACAAATCTTAAATGATATTCAAAAGTCAGATCAAAAATTAGAAAATTTAGAGAAAGAGATTGAAACATCAAAGAAAGCACAATTAATTATAACAGCAGTTGCAAAAAATACACAAGAAGAGTTGCAATATAGGATCACAGAGCCAGTTTCTTTGGCGTTAGCGAGTGTTTACGATAATCCCTATGCTATGGTATCAGATTTCAAAATAGTGGGCAGGGGAACGACAGAATGCCATTTAATGTTTGAAAGAGATGGAAATAAAACAAAGCCCTTAGATGCTTCTGGAGGCGGCCCGATTAATGTTTCTGCATTTGCATTACAAGTTGGAGCATTAACACTCGAAAAGCCCGGAAGTAGAAAAGTATTAATTCTTGATGAACCAGGTAGATTTGTAAGCAGAGATAAAATGGATTTGTTTGGAAAAATGATATCAGAAACAAGTAAACAGCTCGGAATTCAGATTTTAATGGTGTCCCATATAGATGAATTAATAAATGAAGGGGATAAAGTTCTGGAAGTTAAGATTAAGGATGGAGTTAGCCAGGTTAGGGAAATAGAAAAAGAATAACAACATTTAAAAGAGAGGCTAAGATGAGCTTAACAGCATTGGTTGTAATTGGCATTAGTTTATATGCAGCAATAGGTTTGTTTAAATGCGGAATAGTCGCATATAAAAGTATAGACGAGCAAAAAGAAATGTTGAAAAAAATAAATAAATTAACAAATAAAAACTGATAAGGAAAAAGAAAATGCTTGAAAATCTAACAAAAAAGATGAAAAGAAATCTTCAAAAACAAGAGTTAATTAAAAAAATCACAAATTTAGAAAATGAAATTATTGAAAAAAAGCCAAAACCCAAAACAAATTACGAAAAGACGATGGGTTTAAAAGAAGAGTATGAAGAAATTAAAGAAAGATTGGTAAAAGCTGAAGCAAAAATGAATAATTTTAAAAAGAAAGCTAAAAAAGAACTTGAATGGATCTTGAGTGATGGAGAATAAACCATATGAAAATTTAGGATTTATTAAATTAAAAAGAACTTATAATTATGGACCAAAATATATACAAATAGATAAAATAATAGGCATTGGTATAGATAAACTTGATAGAGGAACTACAGTTAATACAAAGGCTGGTTATTGGTGGGTTGAAGAAACACCACAGCAAATTTTTAAACTAATTAATAAAAAGGAATCAAAAATGAAAACAAATTATGAAAACGCAATGTCAACAAAAGAAGAATACGAAGAAATTAAAAAAGAATTGGCACAGGCTGAAGCAAAAATGAATGAATTCAAGAAAAAAGCTAAAAAAGAACTTGAATGGATTCTTGAAGATGAAAAAATAGAAAAAGAATAACAACATTTAAAAGAGAGGCTATATGAAACAGTGTGAATTTTATTTAAACGGAAATTGTACTTGTCGTGGTGCTTGTGATTATCAAAAATGGTCACATAGCGGTCCTACAGTTTTATGTACGTGCTCCTTTGAAACATCTGAAAAAGAAGACAAATCAACATTCACTCTTATGCACCCGAATATGATTGATTTGAAAGAAATCAGAAAATCTTTATCAAGAAAAAAACCACTTCTTTTTATTGAATATAGCGGGATGGTTTTTACCTATATTCATAACTCAATTAGCTGGAAAGCTAACATTTTAAATATTCCTAACACCCTCCCTTATTCTTTTCAGATAAGGGAATCAGCATTAAAAAGAAATTGGGTACAACATGTCAAAAAGATAAAATCGGCTAAATGGGGGAGAAACAAACAAAAAACAAAAGTCAAAATGATTTTCCCCAAAATTTAATATGACTAAGAAAGAAAAAGGAAAACAAAAAACTAAACATCAAGAAGAAAGCAAAGCCTATCAAGTGTCAACTGTGTGCTTTTGCCCATTTTGCGAAAAAGAGCATACACGAGATATGTATTGGACAGGGAGAGGAATGCCAAAAAAATATTGCAAAGAATGCATAAAGAGAATGGCTAAAACAGATCGGTCTTTTTTATTAACTGAAAGACCACAAAACAGAAGCCAAAAAAAAGAAGGTGGCTCATGATTTCTGTTAAAATAATGGACTTCCTTAAAAAGACTGATATTTTAATTCAAAAAATATTCAATATAACTGGGTTTATTGTTTCCACATTGGTTATTGTGTTTCTTATGGTTATTTTGTTTGGAGTTCCCGCCTTGCTATCTTTCGGACTAATGAAAATTAAAGAATATTTTGACATTAAGTGGGAAAAAAGAGTGGAAAGAACAAAGAAAGGAAATAAATGAAAAACAAAATAACAAAAACAACAGCTATTATTTTTGCAAGAATGCGATCCACAAGACTCCCTGGAAAAGTACTAAAAAAGCTCAATGGAAAAAGCTCAATCTGGTGGATGGTAAATCGGTGTCTTAGTGCTAAATATGTTGATGATGTTATTATTGCGACAACATCTAATTCTGCTAATGATCCTATTCGGGATCATGTTAATAAATATTTCGGCAACTCTAACCAGGTAAGTGTTTTTAGTTATTCCGGAGCCGAAAACAATTGTATAGAACGAATGATCGCAGCAGCGCAAAAAAATAAGACAGACATTATAGTTGATTTAACATGTGATTGCCCGTTGGTAGACCCAAGACATATTGATTATTTATATGAAACACTTATTAAAAATGATGTTGATTATGTGTCTAATTGTGTTACAAGATCATGGCCTGATGGGTTTGATATTCAGGTTTACGGAATTAATGCTTTAAAAGAATGCAATAAGATCTTTACACCTGATTGTCATGTCGGAATTAACCTTGCTCTGAACCCTGAATATTTTGAAATTATGAATTGGCCTGCTTCGCCAGACATGCATTATCCAGATTGGGGACTTACTCTTGATACACCAGAGGATTATGAACTCCTTAAAAAAGTTTTTGATAAATTCGGGCATGATGTGTTTTTTAAAGTAGAGGATGTTGTTTATTGGTTAAATAAAAATCCTGAATTGCTGAAAATAAACTCTAACATTAAAAGAAAAAGTATAGAAGAAGGATGAATATGAAAAAGGTAAATTATTACAGGCTTGAAAGATGGGGTTGGGAATGTCCTTGTGGGCAATTTAATGAAACAGAAGAAGACCCATCTTATGAAGAATCATTAATTTGCGAGGATTGTGGAGAAGAGTTTGAAGCTGGGCAAGAAGAATAATGAAAAGAAAATGCTCTTGCGGTGGAAAATATTTTAAAATAAAAACTGGATGTTGTTCACAGAAATATAAGTGTTCTTCTTGTGGGAAAATTTATAAAAAGAAAAGGAGAAAATAAATGAATAAAAAAGTATGCCTCGTTGGTTTAGGTTCCATAGGCGCACTCAAACCAGATGATATTGATTTCAATGGCAGCACAAACATTCTGACGCACGCAAATGCAATTACGGTTCATCAAGAAACGACTCTTCATGCTGTTATTGATAAAAGTACAGAAAAACTAAAAGCAGTAACAAAAAAATGGTATCCTGAGAATTGCTTTAACACTGTTGAACAAATGTATGCTGTTTTGCAGACTGATCCACCAGATATTGTAATTGTAGCAACCCCCACAAATACACATTATCAAGTTATTAATGATATCCTAAAATATTCAGGTAAAAATCAACCCAAACTAATCATTGCCGAAAAGCCTTTTTGCTCAAATACGAAAGAGACACAAACAATTATACAGGAATGTGATCAAAGAAATATCCCTATTATGATTGATTATATTCGAAGATTTTCAGATGGACACAAAGAAATTAAAAAATATACTGAATCTGAAAAATTTGGGAAAGTTCAAAATGTAAGGATTGCATACACAAGAGGTTGGCATGATTGTTGTCATGCTGTAGATATTTGTCGATATTTTTTCGGAGATTGTTTAAATGCAGAAATTCTAAACAGAAACGGCATTAACGATAGAGATCCAAATGATTTGACGTATGATTATAAAATGTCTTTCGAAAAATGTTCTAATGTTGTTTTTCAGGGGTGCGATGGTAGAAAGTTTGGCATCTTCGAAATAGACATTGTATTCGACAAGGCAAGAATCAGATTAATTGATAATGGGCTACAATATGAGATTTATCCGGTAGCAGAAAGAAACGAATGGGGTCATCCTGCTATGGAGTATTCTTTGTCTTCTGTAATTCGGCAAGAAACAGGATTGAATACGTCTCTATACGGATTAATTGATAATGCAGTGTCTACTATTAGAGGCGAATCAAAACCATTGTGTAGTGGATCAGACGCTCTCCACGTACATTTAATCAAGGATTCAATTGGGACATAATATGAAAATAGATAAATCTAAAAACACAGAGGAATTTGTCCGAGATTTTATCGAATATTATTTTAATATAAAAACATCTTATGATTTTAAATGCACATTATCTATAAATGAAAAAAATAAACAATGGATTCAGGCGGCATTTGGAAAAAATATTTTTGAAACTAAACAAAGGACGGTTAACGCTGGGTTTTGCGAAGAGTGCAAACAAGACATTTTTACGATAGAATACAAAGATTACATTATGAGAATTCCTGTTGATTGGGATAATGAAAATATTGATGAAATTAAAATAAAAGAGGTTTTTAATGGAAAGTGAAACGTATACAGAAAACAAAAATAGAGAAGTTTTTAATATTGATTTTGACGGGACGTTAACAACTGGAGAATATAATGATAATCCAGGACCAGATGAAGAAATTATTAAAAAAATTAAAAAATTATATATGAATGGGCACTTAATTATTATTTGGACTGCACGATGGTGGAATGAAGCTCCATTCCTTGTTTCCTGGTTAATTAAAAATTGTGTTCCTTATCATGGAATTATGATGGGAAAAGGTGGAAGTGATTACTATATTGATGATAAAAGCATTACCCTTAAGCAATTTTTGAATGAAAAATAGGAGAATTTATGCTTAATCCAGTTTTCATAAAAGCGACAACACTTCCTGATGCATGGTTCCAAACTATATATAAATGTGTTGAAATGGGTAGAGAATTTATAATAGATAAAGGATCATACAAAGGACAAAAAAGACTTGAGTTTGACTATATTACAATTCAAATTCAAAATCCATCAGCTAATACATTTGGAGAAATTGAACCACTTCTCCCTCGTTTAAATCCTTTACTAAATATACCAGGTCCGGTTGAAGCAGATTATATTAATGATTATGTTCCTTATATAATGACCGGAGAAGAAAAACTAGGTGAAAGCTACACATATGGGAAAAGGATGACAAAGTGTAATATAAGACATTTTGATAAATTCAATTCAGATGTAACTATAGATAATTTTAATGATTTTGTGCGTTCAGACATGATCTTTGGATACTATATTGACCAAGTAGAAATAGCAATTAGTAATTTTAAAAACAAAGGTCACAGAAGCAACCAAGAAGTTCTTAAAATTTGCCATCCAGTAGATTCTGTTTTAAAAGATCCGGCATGCCTGCAAATAATTGATTTAAGAATTCAAGATGGTAAATTACATTTTTTTCCATATTTTAGATCGTGGGATTTATGGTCTGGATTCCCCGCTAACCTTGCTGCAATTGAATTACTAAAGCAACATATGGCGTCAGAAATTGGTGTTGATAATGGTGAAATTATTGCAAGTAGCAAAGGTCTTCACATTTATAATTATGTTTTTGAACTTGCGGAAGCAGTTAGAGGGAAAACCATAGAAGAATTTAGAGAATAAAATTAACAAAAAGGAATAAAAATGAAAGGTTTAAAGTTTTGGTATCGGCGGAATCTCTATAAATATGTTGGAGAACGAACATTCTATCTTTTAGCAGGTACAGATAATCAGACTTGTTTCCCTGTAACAGATGAGAGTTTAATTGATAACTTATTTCTAAAAATGGAAGAAAATAAAGAGGACTGATATGAAAAAATACGAATTAACGCAAAAAGAAAAAGAAGATTTAAAAGAATTGGTAGAAAAAGATGGATTTAATTTTCTTTTGGATATTGAGACAGCAAAAGATAATTTAAAAATACTTGCAAATTCTGTGAAAGACAGGTTCGGGATTGAACCTGTAATGTTTAAAAAACTTGTTAAAACAAATTATAAACAATCTATTGATGACGAAAGAGTTAAGTTTTCTGTTTTAGAGATGTTGTGGAAAGACGTATTCGGAAATAAAAAAGACACTGAAGAGGATTAACAATTTGGACTTAGAAAAATATATTAACCAGCAAATTAAATTTTCGACTAAAACATTCGGCCCAGGTCAAAGAGATGAAGGTATAATTGATCATATTAAAAAAGAATTAAAAGAAATTAAAGAATCTCCAGGAGATTTAGAAGAATGGATCGATGTTATTATTTTGGCCTTAGACGCTGCTTGGAGAAATGGATTTTCTGCTAAAGAGATTTGCGAAATGTTATTTTTTAAACATAACAAAAATCAAAAAAGAAAATGGCCTGATTGGGAAAAGGCTGAAATAGGAAAGGCAATTGAGCATATAAGGGAATAATAATGGCAAAAGTATTAATTATAAATGGTGCTCCAAGATCTGGCAAGGATACATTTATTGATTGTATGCAAGAAATTACCGACACAGTTAGATATTCTTCAATTGATTGGGTAAAAGAAAAAGCCAAATTACTTGGGTGGGATGGCAAAAAAAATGCAAAAGGAAGAAGGTTTTTAAGCGACATTAAAAATGCTACAACAGAATATAACAATACTCCCTTTAAAGAAATAATAAAACAATTTGATTGCTACCCTTCTGCTCAATTTAAATTTATTTGCGTTAATATCCGTGAGCCATCAGAAATAAAAAAACTTGTTTCTTATTGTAAGAATAAAAACATTGAATGCTTTACAATAAGAATTGTTAATGATGAAGCAGAAAAAAAAGCAAAAGCATTTAGCAATACTGGTGACAATGGATATATGAATTATAATTATAATTATAAATTAGAAAATAACTATACCTTAAATTCATTTAAAAGAAGTGTTTTTGATTTTTATTCAACTTACTTGAAATAAAAAAATAAAAAAATAAAATAAATCTGAAATGTTTATGCCGTTTTGCCTATAATATAAGTAGATAATAAAAATAATACCCACGCTTAAGTGGGTTGGCCTGGTGATTTCATTTTCGTGTACATCCGAGCGGGCCACATTTCCCGGGCTGTAAAATAGGAAGGAATGTGGCAATCTCCTTAGCGGGCTAAAACTCGTAGTGGGTGAATCTATCGGGTCACTCCCCACTAAACCCCCTTAAACCTTAAACAAAGGAAATTTAAATGAATAGAAAAGATAAAAATTTTAAAGTGTCTACTGATTATGTGTATAGTATCGTTGATAAAATCTTTTAGGAGAAACAAATGGCTTGTATAAAAATAAATAATGGATTTGCTTGTGATTTTGCCAAATATAGAAATTATATTTGTTTTGAGCATACAACTTATTTATTCGAATTCAGCAAATTATTTGGCCCAACATGGTTCACTGTCCCTGGTGATGAATATATTGATGTTGATCCAGATGGACATATGTCATTTTTGTGGGATATTTTTGAAAAATGGTACTACAAGGAGAAATAAATGAGCAGATTTTTAGAAGTATCTGTAAGCAACGATAAATATACTGTTACTATGGATGGTAAATATGGTTTAAAGGCACTAAGATATGGTAAAGAATGGAGAGATTTAACGGGTGATAATTTGATTTATTTTTTAGCACTTGAATTACAAGAAGCAAGAGAAAAAATTGAGTCTGCTAAAAATTGCCTGACTCAATCAGGTTATGCAGATAGGTTTGTAGTTCAGGATAATGTGTTAAAAATATTAAATGACGAAAATGTATAAAGGACAAAATGGATTTATTAAATGAAGATTTTGATGCAGAACAGTGGGTAAAAGATAAAATAAACCATAAAATAACCCATAAAATAAAACATAATCAGTTATTTGTAATGCATAGAAATCAGATGTGCATTAAAGATACATGGAAAGTTTTATATGGAAGCTCTGACATTGAACCAAAAGGGTTTTTTATCACTACAAGGAGAAATAAATGAAAAAATTAGCAGTTAATGGTGGAAAACCAGTTAAAAAAGAATTATTCCCAGATCAAAACACATTTGATAATAAAGAAATAGAAGCAATACAAAGAGTTATGGAAAAAGGGCGTTTGTCATGCTATAGAGCAAATGATGGAGATTGTTTTTATGGTGGACCTGAAATTCAAGCATTAGAAAAAGAGTGGGCTAAAAAGTTTAATACAAAACATGCTATTGTATGTAACTCTGCTACGTCTGGATTGTTCATTGCTTGTGGTGCTGCTAACATAAAAGGTGGGGAAGTTATAGTATCTCCATACACGATGACGTGCTCTGCAACTATGCCATTGGCATGGGATGCAACTCCAGTATTCTCTGACGTAGAAAGTGATTATTTTTGTATTGATGCAGATTGTGTAGAAAAACTAATAACCTCAAAAACAAAAGCTATAATTGCTGTTTCTATTTTTGGTCAAGTCTTTAACCCAAAAATTATGGAAATCGCAGAAAAACATAATTTAATTGTTATTGAAGATGCAGCACAGGCAATTGGAAGTGAAATTATAAAATATAACTTTGGCCTTGATCCAGTAATGAATGAAATTAGTGGGCCAAAGTATGCTGGTACACTCGGAGATATCGGAGTATATAGCCTGAATTTTGGCAAGCATATCACGGCAGGAGAGATGGGCGTAATTGTTACAGACAATGATGAATTAGCAAATAAATGCAGATTGCTAATGAATCATGGAGAAGCCGTACAGAATGATTATCCTGAATCAAAAATATTATATCCAGAATTATTTGGATTTAATCTTAGAGCAACAGAATTAACGGCAGCAATTGCCCGTGTTCAATTAGCAAAGTTTGACTATTTGCTTGAAAAAAGACTTGCTAATGTTAAATATCTTAACAAAGCATTAAAAGATATACCTGCTATAACACCAGCTAAAATTCGTGGCAATTGTACTCATAGCTATTATGTACAGGCGTTTAAGTGGTCAGATAAAGCATTGCATAGAGATAAGTATATTAATGCTGTTAAAGCAGAATTAACAGCAAGAGCAACCAGGGACGGCGAAGGTGTTCACATTGGGAATGGATATATAAAACCAATTAATCGAATGCCTGTTTTTAAGTCCAGAGGTTATAATTGTCATTTGCCTGTTGTAGAAAAATTATACAAAGATGAATTGTTTTTGTCTCTTCTGCATGCTCCAAACTCCACCATTAAAGATATGGAAGATACAGCAAAAGCGTTTCATAAGGTGTGGGAGAATAGAGAGGAGTTGGTATGAATATATTGCATAAAATATTTAAGACGAAAAATAGAAAAAAGACGAAAAATAGAATATATATGGAAGATATTTATGAATTGCAAAAGGAAATAAAACGCATTAATGATTTAGATTTAAATAAAATAGAATTTTATCTTCATGATTTTAAAATAAATGTTTCAGAGGAAAATATAACAAAACTGGAGGTCCGTTGGTTTAAATGATTAAACTTTTAAATAAGGAAAATATTAAATGATAAATTGGATTGCTGATTTAATAAAAGGGGTTAGTGAGTTTGATATAAACAATATAATCGAATCAAATTTGTATAATATACTACTTATTATAATTTTAATCCCTATTGGTTTTTGGGTTTTTAGTTATCCAGAAATAATAAGATTTAAAACAATAAAATTTATAACAAATGGTGAAAAATATAGAATATTACATAAAAATATATTTGGCGTATCATTTGAAATGAAAAGGTGGGTGGCGGGAATGGGACAAAGTAATATTGGGGGGCATTATAAAATAGTCCAGTTTGATACAAAAGAAGAGTGCGTAAAGCATATTGCATATTTAAAAGAAATAAATGAAATAAAGCCAAAACCTTGGAAAAAATGTGATTAAGGAAGCATTTCATAAGATTTGGGAGAATAGAGAGGAATTGGTATGAATATATTGCATAAAATATTTAAGACGAAAAATAGAAAAATTGATGATAGTTATTGTAATCATGATTGGGAAATTATTGGATATGGGAAGGTTTATAGATATTTTAGGAGTTGTATTGAAGAATATGAATATTATTTAGAATATTTTCTTGTCAATGATTGTGAATTCGCTAAACCAGCAAAAAAAATGGTATGTATAAAATGCGGCAAATGTGTTGATGAAGAAATTGTATGGAAGAAAAGGTATTTAATACAAGAACTTAATAAAGAAATTAAACGGAAGGAAAAAGAAAAAAGAAAAAAATTAGCTGAAAAAATGTGGGAGAATTGTTAAAAATGATAAATTGGATATCGGACTTAGGATCAAATCATAACGGAAGTTTACCAAGAACAAAAAAATTAATAAATGAAGCAAAAAAAGCAGGATGCACAGCTGTTAAGCTTCAACTTTTTAATGAAAACTTATACCATCCAGATTTCAAGCAGCAAAGAAAAGATTTAAAGAAAAAAACATTTCCTGCAAAATATCTAAATGAAGTTTCAACATACTGTAGAGATATCGGTATTAAGTTTGGTTGCACTCCATTTTCGTTAAGTGCTGTTGATATTCTTTTCCCTTATGTTGATTTTTATAAAATAGGATCTTACGAAAATCAATGGGATGATCTTATTAAAAAAGTTCAATCAACTGGAAAGCCGTGGCAAATTAGCACAGGGATGATGGAACTAATAACTGTGAGACGTTTTGTAGAGTCAAAAGCCATTTTAAGAAAGCCTCCGGAAGCAATATACAGATGTTCTTCTGTTTATCCAGCAATTCACAAAAACTGTTCAATGTACGACATTAGATTTTGCAAAAATTATTTAAATAATTATCAAAATAAAATAGGATGGTCAGACCACACAAAAGAGCCTGGAGTAATTTATCAATCAGTTAATCAAGGAGCTAAATTTATTGAATTTCATTTAGATCTTGAAGACAAAAAAGGATGGGAATCCTCTTTTGGCCATTGCTGGACTCCAAAAGAAATTAAAAATGTTATTCGCGGTGTGCGGATTAGTCAAGAATCTATACTTTGCCATGATAAAAACTATGATTCAGAAGCGAAAAAATGGAAAGTTGATCCGACTGATGGAATGAGGCCTTTGAAAAAATTTAGGGAGGAATTGCTAAATGAACAAAGAAATGACAAATGAAGTAAGTAGTGCAGTTTGTTCAGCTATATGGAACCACATGAAAAAACAACCCGCAATTATTAACTGTAGTGTATGCGGAGAACCATTAAATATTTATGCTCGTGGAATTGATAATGATTTAAATTTGCTGTTAGATATCGATCCATGTGATTGTGGAGAAAAGATAAAGGAGGACAATGACAACAACAACTAAAGCTGGAATGGAATACCTTATAACTGGAGGATCAGGAACTCTTGGAAAAGCCATGACAAAATACCTCTTGAAGAATAAAAATCCAAGAGGTATCCGTATTTATTCAAGAGGAGAAACTTTGCAATGGAATATGAAAAATGAATTAGAGCAGGAGTTCGGAAAAAGTATTCCGGTTTCTTTTTTAATCGGTGATGTTAGAGATAAAGACAGATTAAAAATGGCGCTAAAGGGTGTTGATATTTGCATTCATGCAGCCGCATTAAAACACATACAAGTAGGGGAAAAAGATCCTCTTGAAGCGGTAAAAACAAATACTGTAGGATCTGCTAATGTCCTTGAAGCAGCAATCGAAAGAAATGTTGAAAAAGTAATGGCGATTAGTACAGATAAAGCAGTTGAAGCAACAACACTATATGGTGCTACCAAATTCTGTTCTGAAAAATTGTTTTTAAATGGCAATGTTTACTCTGGAGACGACAAAACTAAATTCTCCGTATGCAGGTATGGCAATGTTCTTGGAAGCCGTGGAAGTATTATACCACTTTTTAAAAAACAGTATAAAGAAACTGGGAAAATAACAATAACTCATAAAGACATGACACGTTTCTGGATTACAATTGAAAATGCTGTTAAATTTATTTTAGGTGCTGTGGACGATATGAAGGGTGGAGAAATGTTTATTCCTGTTATGGGATCGGCTAAAGTTCTTGATATTGCTAAGGCGATTGTTCCTGATGCTGTGACTGTTGATATGGGAATTAGACCAGGGGAAAAGATGCATGAAATTTTAATCTCTGGGCAAGAAAGCAAAGTTTCATATAAAGATAAACAAAAAAATAGATTCATTATTTCTAATAATTTTCCGTTTAGGAATAAAAAAGAGCTTGAATACAGAAGTGATAATAACCCTGACCAATTAACTGTTAAACAAATTCAAAAAATGATAGGGATGGAATAAATGCAAGAAACAATAGTATTTAAGGAAATTAGGGTTCCAAACTCAACCTTTTGTGTTAATTCTGACATAAATATAAAATGTAGGTATTTTGAACAAAGGGTTTTTGGACAAGGAAAATGCTTACAAGAATTTCAACCAACTCTTAAAGAAAACAATAGATGGATGAAAGATAAAAAATGTCTATGTTTATCACGTAAAGAACATATTAAAGGATATTAAAAAATGATCTATGAAACAAAAAGGTTTTTTTTAAAACCTTTCATTAAAGAAGATATTTCAGAAGATTATCTTTCGTGGTTTTCAAGCCCAGAGGTCACAAAGCACAATAGTCACGGTCTTGGCAGTTTTGTAAAAGACGATGCTGAAAAATATTTAGAAAATAATCCCGATAATATTATTTTTGGTATTTGGGCAAAAAGAGAGACAGATGTTTTAAAGTTAAAAAAGAGCATTCACATTGGGAATATTTCTTTACAATCAATCAACCAAACGAATAAATCAGCAGAAATGGCAATAGTTATGGGAAATACAGACTATTGGAGAATGGGCTATGCCACAGAAGCTTTATCTATTTTAATTGATCACGGCTTTAAAAAAATGAACATGCATCGCATTTGGACCGGAACTGCCGCGACAAATATAGGTATGCAAAGAGTAGCCCAGAAGCTCGGATTTAAAAAAGAAGGCGAGCTTAGAAGCGGTGTTTGGCTGAATGGAAAATACAAAAATGTAATTAGTTATGGGTTGCTTTTTGACGAATGGATGAATAAGGAGAAATAAAAATGGAAACCAAAAGTTTAAATCAAGATATGCGTATTGATCAAATGCAGGAAATAAGATCAAAAAACAATGTAAATTGGATGGACATGGTTAGGCTTGCTATGAAACATGCTCCAGAAGAAACAAAAGAATTACTAATTAAAATTATGAATAAAGATAAAGAGGTTATTTCAATATGCGAAAAACTTGCTTATGATAAATAAAATTGATTTAACAAAAATACTTGACATATATTCGGACGGAGCTGTAAGCGGCAACCCAGGGGTAGCAGGGGCAGGCGTAGTATTTATTCAAAACAGCAAAATCATACATACTATATCTCGGAATATTGGTATAGGCACAAACAATGCAGCAGAACTATCAGCCATCCTTTTTGCATTACAAAAAATTGACTCTTTAAAAAATGCTAAACAACTGTTTAAACACCGGATAAGGTTATATACAGATTCACAATATTGTCTTGGAAGTATTAAGAAAAACTGGAATGCAAAAAAGAATATAGACTTGATTAGAGAAATTAAAAAACTTGTTAATAAATTCGATCACTTAACCTTTCACCACGTTCGAGGTCATTCCGGAGTATGGGGAAATGAAATGGCTGATGCTGCGGCTGTTAAGGCAAAATTTTTGAACGGAGTGAATAAATGAATTTTAAAATTAAAACTTTTATAACAACTTTGCTTGGAGTTATTATTATTGGTGGTTCTTTTTCTGGACTTGTATATGTTGCTAAACATTACCCAACAACAACCTTAATAGGAGTATCTTGTTTAATTGGAATAGGAATATTTTGCCTAATTTATGAAGAAATATACAATTTATTGGATAATAAATGAAAAAAATACTATTAAAGATTAAAGAAGAATCTATACAGATGGCAAAAGAAGATATTCAATGCTTCATAGGCCGGAGTAACAATGAATATTATTTTAAACAATATATAAATAGCATGCCAATTTATATAGATATAAAAGGAAGATTTACATTCAAGCAAATGATTCAATATTTATTTGAAGAATATGGACTTAAAGATCAAGAAGATTATAATAAAGCCTACGATAAATGGTATAAAGAAGAAAATGATTTAAGGAAAAGAAATGAATAATAAAAAATGCAAAGATTGTAAATTTATACTATTAGAAGGCAAAGGAGATGACTGGGATGGCATGGGAAGATGTGGTTTTAAAAAATTATACGATTATATTGAAGATGTATATTCTGGCTCATATGGCGAGTTTTATATTGATCCTAATAAATTTGGGTGTACATTTTGGGAAAAGAAAAAATGAAAACAACAAAAAATTATAAAAAGAATTTCGAAGCACTAAAAAGTGTTAATCCAGAATTAACAGAACATATTAAAAAGCAACCTGATGTTGATTGGATCACAACAATACAATCACGCAATAAACAACGAAATATGCTTATACAGACAGGTTCAAAGCAACACCTTGTATATGATATCAACGACCCAACAAAGCAAGCTAAAACGGCAGTTAAAGACATAGAACTACATAAAGATACTTGCTCTATTGTAGTCGGGTTCGGCCTTGGGTATCTTGCTAACGAATTAGCTAAAAAAATGAAAAAAGGGCATAAGATAATTATTATTGAACCTATTGCTCATATAATTAAATTAGCACTTAGTAATTTTGACTTTTCTGAACACATAAAAAACAGATCTTTATTTATTGTAACTCCTGATGAAAACGAAGTTGCTATGTGTTTACATACTATTTCACAATCTTTTGTTGTTGCGGATTGGCTATTAACTCATGAAATGTATATTAAGTACCGACCAAAAGAATATATGATGATTAGCAAGTTTGCCTCTGATACGTTGAATCAAATCCTTTGTAATCAAGGAACAGTATCCGGGGAGGCAGGAGCCAAGATTGCTGATAATGATGTTAGTTGTTTACCTTATGTGATTCGGCACAGAGGTGTAGAAGAATTAAAAGGACTATATAAAGATAAACCTTGTGTTTTGGTTAGCACAGGCCCAAGTTTACAAAAGAATATCCACCATTTGATTGAACATCAAGATAACGTTGTTATTATTTGTGTAGGGCAGGCAATACGAATTTTATTATCTTGTGGAATTCGTCCGGACTTTGCTTGTACTGTTGATTTTGGTGAAGTGAATATGGGCCATTTTAAAGGATTGATGGATTGTGGAGTTCCATTGGTTTCCTTAAATCGTGCTTATGCCCCTTTGTTACAAGCATGGAAAGGTCCAAAATTTGTTGCTGCCACTCCTGTCCCTGGATTTGAAGAAATGGCAACGGGTATTTTAAATGATAAAGGGTTTATTGAAGCAGGTGGAAGTGTTGCTCACATGTGCTTCGGGTTAGCTAAGTTGTTGGGATGCAATCCTATCTCAATTATCGGCCAGGATCTCGCCTATACAACTGGTGAATCACACTCACCACTCGCTGATGCAGGCGGAGACGTTTACGTCAATGAACAAGGGCAGATTGCTTGGAAAATAAAAGATCAAAGATGCTCCTTGCATGATAAAGATATTAGTATGGGACCTGCAATTACCGTTGATGGCTACTGGGGTAATCCTGTGCAAACTAATCTCGGGCTCGCCAGCTTTTTAACCACTTATGAGGAGATGGTTAAAAGACATTTAGAAGAATAGCTTTATTTTATTTATTCTCTTGACTTTCTTTATTGTTCTTGATATATATAGACCATGGAAACAAAACAAACACATAAAGGGAGAAACGAAATGGAGAAAGAAAAATTATTAAAAAAAGATTATCTTGAAATAATGGATATGGATTCAAAAGAATTAATGAAATACAAAAAAATA